CATCTGCCACCACAGTTGCGAGCGTAGATTCTTGAAGCGCAGGCGGCCCGACTTGTCCGTCGCCGTTGCACTTTCCGAGACATTGACGCCGACGACCTGCTGGTGTGCATCGTTGAGGAAGTCATAGGGCGACGAGCCGACGCCGATCACGTCGATATGGATCACGGCATCGTCGCGCTTGGCGGCAATCGTCAGGCCGGCCACGCTGGGGCCGTCGGGCGTCGCGCTGCCGGGATAGGCCAGCGCCTCGTTGAACCACATGCCATGCCGACGGGCAATGATCGAACTATCACGGCCGCCACGCGCCACGTCGACGCCCAGCGAGTCCATTGGCGCCAGCTTGTCCGGCATTTTCCAGCGGGCTTGTGCCGCTTCCACCCATGCGGTTGGTATAACCTGCCACGGGTCGTCTTCCATGCCGGCCTGAAAGTCGCCGTGCAGCATCTGCGAGCGCAAGGGCTCAGGTAGGGATTGAAGCGTAGCCATGTAGCCGGTTCCAGTCAGGTAAGGATTGTCCGACACCTTGGACGGTATGAAGGTGCGCGACATCGGGGTAACGAGGTCGCTGCCATGGTGGAAGGGCGTCGCATCCGGCACCTCGACCTCTTCGCCGTCGATCATGGCGAAGTAACGCAGTTCGCCGGGGGCGGCTGGGTTGGGGTGCTTGGGATCAAGCCACGGGCCGAAGAAGGCAACAATCCAGCGGCCTTCCGCACTGGTTGGCGGGTTGAAGGTCAGCAGCGCCTGGCAGCGTTGTTTCGGATCTACCGAACGCAGCCAGCCCAACAGCGCACGCACCTGGCTTTCTAGGAAGTTGGCCGCCTCGTCGAAGATCAGCAGATCATGGGGGCGGCCTTGGTACTTGTTCCAGTCGTCGACATTGGGCGTAGATCCGAACTCGATCTGTTTGCCGGGCAGTCGCCAGATGCGATCTGCGCCGTTGTAGCCGTCACGGCTGCCGATCAGTTCCTGAAAGCGGTCGATGATGCCGGTTAGCTGCGTCGCCTCGCGGCGTAACACGAGCACCTTCTGGTGCTGGGTCAGGGCTTTTCCACAAGCAAGGTCGGTCTTACCGCCCCCGGCCGCGCCCCCATAGCCGATGATGTCGGCCGTTGAGTGGTAGGCCATTGATTGCGGCCCACGCAACGGGGACCACGGGTGGCGCTTCTTCAGTTCCCTGGCCAGCAGTAACGCCCGGGCCAGTCGGTCACGTTCAGATAAGGTCCGAGACATCATCGGACGAATGCAGTGCGCCGCCTGCCGTCAGCACGGCAAGTTCGGCGCGGATTTCCTCGTCGCTCATGGTGTTGAGGGCGAGCGAGCCGGACAGTTCGACCTTGGAATTTTCCCGGTACTTCTCGGGATCGTGTGCCTTGAGCAGGAAGATGGCCAGCGTGTCGCTGTACTTTCGCACCGTGCCGCACTCGTCGCCTTTGTAGAACACAGGCTCGTCCAAACCCTCGAAGGCGCGGCGGTGCGCTTCATCCTCAAGGGCAAGCAGCCCGGCCTTCATGGCTCGTTCCCAAGCGTCGGCAAAGTCGGGCATATCGCTGCGCCAAGTGTAGGCGGTCATCCTCGAAATGCCCACGGCGGTACAGGCTTTGCCGACGTTGCAAGTCTCGGCAAGGGCAGCACAAAACGCGGTTAGCTTTTCAGGTGTAAGTTTCATATCGCGCATTCCAACTCACTCGCTTTCCATCACGCGCACCTTCTTCCAGGTCGTAGCACACTGACAGCGACGCTGACCAGCCACGATGCAGCGGACTGTTCGCACTGGCATGTCGCACATTTTGGCGATGCGCTTGTAACCAAACCCGTCGTCGCGCAAGGTCAGCACCATTTCGATTTCCGCGTTGGTATATCGAGCGTTCGGGTGGTCTTCACCGATACGTCGACCACACTCATTTACGGCCACGGTTTTCGTCATGGGTGTCGAATCCGTAATAAATCGCTTATTCCCGGCTGCACCTTCCGCACCTCCATAACAGGGTATTTCCCTATTTCTCTGTACTTTTGTTGTTCCTCATAGGGGCACAACAGTAAAACAGCCTTTTTAGAGGTGCAGAAGGTGCGGCACATTTGCTAAAACTCGCTTTCGACTAAACGCAATCCGCGAATAAATGCAAACTTGCGCCGTTTTGCGTCTTCGCTGGTTTCGTGCTTGTCGAACTGTGCAAAAAATGGCACGCAGCGTTCTAACTCTGCAAGGAAGCGATTTTTTGCAAGTGGATGAATCCCGCCTGTTTTGCACCAGTTGGAATACGCCGGATACAACCCGCCATTAAATGGCGTGCTGATTTTTTCCTCGTACTCCGCGCCTGTTTCACATTCATCATTGACGAACTGAAGCACACGATCCTGCCCCGTCTGGTAGTCCTTCGATGCGGTCAGCACCACGTCAGGCGGGTTAAGCCCTTCCCTGAACCACTCCACCGCCCCCGCCACGATCCACGCCAGCACGCCCTCCTTCTCAACCGCCAGGTGCTCGACAATTCGGGTATCACGCAAGCAGCTTGCCTTACCGCTCGCCACCTCTTCCGGCGTACCGAAACGCGCCTTGAAGGGCACCAGCATGACGCGCCGCCATATCCCTTCGTCCTGCCCCTTAATCACTGGCTTGTGGTTGGTCAGCAATTGCAGCTTGTGCGTCGGCAGAAACTCGAAGAAGTCGCCGCGCATGTAACGAGCCTTTATCTTGTCGCCGCCTGTGGCCTGCTTCACGAAGTCTTCACGTAACACGCCGCCCTCGCCGGTCTCGTGCGCTGTCACCATGCGCCGCCCGGCAAGGTCGGCAATCTCCGTCGGGTGCCGGTCCCGGCTATTGCTCATCAACAGCCCAGGCGCTGCCGTCGCTGCGTAATCACCCAGCACCTCGGCCACAATATCCAGCACCGTGCTCTTGCCGTTGCGGCCCTGCCCATAATGCACGGCGAACTTCTGTTCGCGCACCGAGCCGGTGGCACAATAACCGAACCAACGCTGTAAGAAGCTGGACAAGGGACGCACCGCATTGCCTTCCTCACAGGCCACCCGCGCGATGACGGTTTCAAACAAAGGGGCTTTTGCTTGTGGCAAGTAAGGCAAGCCAATAAACCGGGTCAAATAGTCGTCAGGATTGTGTGGAGAAATAAGGCCAGTTCGCAGGTTGACCGTACCATTTGCACAGTTGAGCGCCCACGGGTCGGCGTCAAGGTCTTCCGCCTTCACGGCCAGCATGCGCTTGGCCAACCCCAGCGCGGCCTCGATCGTGCCGCGCATTTCCGACTTTCTGGCCCAGCTAACCAAAGCATCGGCAATCTTGTCGTTCTTCTCGCGCTCTTCCGAAGATTCTGCCTTCTTCGCGCGATACTGGTCGGCTTCGGCATGAATGACCTTGGACAAGTTCAGCGCGAAGCGATACACCGCTGCGTCGTCCTGCGCCCAATGCGTACCCACCCAGGCGAACCAACGATCAGCCGAAACCATGAGGCGCTGACCATAGCGCTTGACGATGCGCACCGCATTGGCTTGGTCCGTCGTCAGGTGCTGCGCTTCAGGGATACGGATCTTCTTGGTGCCCTGCGCAGCTTCCGCTGGGCTTTCGCCTACCGCCTCGAAATCATCCTCGACCGGATCAATGCCAATCTTGGCGAGAAATACCGACTGCGCCACGTCACGGCAATGTGCGTGCTGGCAAACAAAAGCCCCATTGGCGTAACCGCCCGTGTGCGCCGGGTAATACACCGTCGCCGTCGCGCCCGACTCTTGCGTATGGTTTTCAGATAAAGGGCACTCGATGAACAGTTCCCCCTTCTTGCCAACCGACTTAATCAGTTCGCGATCAGCCAGGCGCTGCGCTATCGGGTCATTGTCGGCCACTTCCAGCAGACGCTGGTGCCGACTGGCCTGCGCACCGACACGTGCCGCTGCCAGCAACCCGGCGTCAATCTCCAAAGCCACCTCGTCGCCGAGCAAGCCGGGCACGAAGCCGCTGCGCACTTTCACCGGGTCGATAACATACTCGTCCATCACCGGCGCTGCCGTGTAGTGGATCTGCACCACGTTGAATACCGACTTATCCAGATCAATACCAAAGGCCGTTGCCCAGGCTTTCAACTGCTCGCTGGTGTAGGGCGTTGCCAGCCAGAACCAGACGTGCGCTTTGAGCTTGCCGACGTTCTTGGCGTGGCCTGCACTATTCGACAACTGCCAGTGATACGCTGCCCCATGAAAACAATCCGGCAAGCTGGTCGTAATGTACTCGTCAATAGCCAAGACAGGCTGCACCACCGGGTCAGAACAAAGCGGCTCAAAGTTGTCGATTTCCACCAGCACCCAGTGATGCGGGGCGTCATCAAACAAGTCAGCAATCCGGCGAACATTACCGCGCTTGAACTCAGGGTCAGCCTCTGCTGCCTTGTCGTGGCCGACATACCCGCCACGGATAACGCACGCCCTGGCGTCGCGCTCCAAGACTTCCAGTAATTCAGACAGCGCGCCGATGTTCTCGACGGGCACCTCTTTATGGATGAAATACTTGGCGTTGTCGTAGGCTTTGATCGTGCCATCCGCCAGCCACATCTTGGCCAGTAAATTGGTCGGATGCTTGAGGATAGTGATTTTGTCGGACATCACTTACCCCCCCATTGAATAACGCGCTTTACTTCACCGATCTGCACCAGCGTTTCGCCCTTGTGCTGGGCAATTTGCAAAACAAAAGGCCCACAACCGCCTTCACAACTCAGGTGGATCAAAACGCCGTCGCGTCGCGCGCTAGGGTTTAGTGTCATATCCCGATCAGCATCCGCCCAGCCGTTTTCGCGAACAGTAACGTGTGCTCCTTCCGCTGAGTCTTCCTTTTTTCGAGTGAATACCTCGACCTCGCCGTGGTGTAGGTTGTTGCCCCCGCAAACAGGGCAGAGTAACGGGGATTCCCCCGACGTGTTGTAAGCAGTTCCAAGTTCAAGTTTCATCGTCATCTTTCGTTAAGAAATAAAAAAGCCCTGAGCAGCACACGCGGTCGCCAAACCTTCCCCAACCAATAGGGGGTGCGTGTGCTGCTCAGGGCTTACTGGTTTCACAGGTTTGGCACTGTGCAGATTAAAAACAGTTGGCGGCGATACGCGCACCTAAGCCTCGCCGCCTTCGCTTTCAGTGCAGTCGTCGAAATCAAGAGGCACCCCATCGCTATGGTTGGGGTAAATATCTGGGCGCAGTTCGTGAGGGGTAACACCCCATTTCGTTGCTCTGGCAATATCAAGCACGCGGTCAGCGGGGGCACACTCCCATTGGCTTACCGCCCCTTTCGTGATACCCAAAACCATCGCCAGCGCGCTCATCGATCCAACTAGCCGCCCCGCTTTGTTAAGTGCTGCTTTCATAATTCCTCCTGCAAATAGCAGAAGTATAGAAAATCTTTACTTATAAAGTCCACTAAAACTTGACCAAACGTGTTTAGGTTAGCTATACCATAAGTAACATGGACGACTTATCTAACTGGATCTTGCAAGTGCGAACCGCGATGAAGATGAATCAAACGCAGTTCGGGGAGCTATTTGCCTGCTCTT